CGTTGTCGTAACTGTTTGACACCAGCAGGAAGTTGCTAATTTTTCCGGTGAGTGCGAGCTTGAGAAATTCCATCATCGAGCGAGCCGATTTCGCGAGCTCACGAGACCAGGCACGAACCTCATACCAGCGGCGGTGGTTCATCAGGCGTTTGGTGGCTTCCTTGTGGAACCTTGCCGGTTCTGCAGTGCAGTATTTCGGGAAGTAGTATTTAAACCACGCTTCGTCGTCTGCCTCGAGTCTCTGTACACGCTTGACCTTGTCGGCGTGCTTCTCGGCACTGTCAACTTCAACGTCTGAGATAAACTGCGAATAATAATCTTCCCAGTCTTTCCACAGCTGCTTGTCGGTCGGTTTTCTCAGTTTATTACCCATTTAAACAGCTTTTTAAATAGTCGTTAAACAGCCTTGCGATGAGTTTGCTCGTCTCAAGGTCTGATGTCTTTCTCACAAATGCGAGGAACTCTTTTCCTGTCGCCATCTTCTCGGCGGTGTTGGTCTCTGTTTCGAGATTCTTGATGGCCGCTGTTATCTTTACGACAGCGTCGGCTTCCTTGGCCTGAAGGTAACGCTGTCCCTCCGGTCTGCCTTCCACTGTGTCGTTCCATTGCTTCAGCTGGCGGTAGAGTCGAGCCAGTTGTGTGTCTTTTTCGATGAGCATAGAGGTCTTCAGTTCCTCCCACTTGCCCTCGTTAACCCATTTGCAGACGGTGTTCTTTGATACGCCGACTCTCTCGGCGATCTCGGCCTGTGTGATACCTGGGTCGTTCAAGAACAGCTGCTTGGCGTAATCCTTCTGTTGCTGTCGTGTTAGTTCTGCCATTGCATTAAATTTTGTGCAAAAATCCGATATTGTTATATTTTTTTAAAAAAGTTTAGAAAGAGTTCCGACACTTTTTGTTGTATCGCTTTTAAAGATGGATTTTTGCACCAGATTTTTTAGCGATGGAAAAGACACAAGCACAACTTATAAATAAGGTGGACAACACTACCGCCGAGATCTACATGTACGGCGTTATCGGTTCCGGCCTTGACATCGACACCAATGTTGTGGTGGCCGAGATTGAGAAGCTGCGTAAGCAGGGATGCCGCAACTTCAGATTTTATGTCAACTCAGAAGGCGGAGAGGTTATCCAAGGCAACGCCCTGTTCAACTACCTTGACAGGACGGACATCAGTGTTGAATGGGTGGTCGATGGTATTGCGGCCTCCATGATGGCAATGCTCATCTCTAATCCGAAACACAAGGTCATTGCGGCCAAATACGCTTCTTTCATGTATCACAGGGTTCAAGGCACATGCAATGGCAACTCTGATGAGGTGCGCAACCTTGCCGCTATGATTGACACCTTCGAGAAGTCACTTATCGACATGATGGCGGCCAAGATGAAGGCCTCGCCTGAAGATGTCAAGAAAGAGTTCTTCACCGACGGACTCGACCACTGGATGAACGCTGAGGAAGCAAAGGCCAGAGGTCTTGTGGATGAGATTATCACAGGAAAGAAAATCACACCGGCACCGAAGGAGCTTTCGGGCATCAGTGCCGTCCGTGACTTCTATAGCAAACAATTATTTAATTTTCACAAAACACAAAAAAGCATGATTGAGAACAAAGCAAAAATCGCACAGCTGCTCAACATCGCCGAGAAAGACGTTGACGACAACGACAAGGTGATGGCCGCCGTGCAGAATGTCGTTACAGAAAACGGCAAACTGAAGAATCAGCTCAACGACGCGAGAACGGAGAACGGCAATCTGAAAAATCAGATCGCCGAAATGAAGTCTGCGAAGGTTAAGGCTCTCATTGACTCGGCAATCGCCGCAAAGAAATTCGGCGAGGATGAGAGAGAGGACTACACCAAACTCGCAACCGACAACTTCGAGCTTGCAGAGAAGATGATAGGCAAACTCAAAGGCGTTGACCCTGTCGTTGACCATCTTGGTGGCGGCAAGGAGCCTGAAGAGGAGAAAGACTGGACTTTCGATGACTACCACAAAAACGGCAAGCTCGAAAATCTGAAGAAGGAAAACCCTGAAAAGTACAACAAACTTTTCAAAATCAAGTTCGGACACAACCCTAACAACTAAGTGACATGAATCCAATCAACAAAAAATTCAACTCAAGCTACAATTTCGTAGCTCCGGACATCGAAGACGATGCCGACAAGAAAATTGAGCCGGTGTTCCCAACCAGCGAGGTCGTGACACCTACAGTCAGCTCAAACGCAGCGACAACAAAAGTTCGTCGCCAGCACACCATCATTAAACTCGGCACCTTGAGTGCTGCTACCACTCTCACACTCCAGCCGGAGGCTAAGAACCTTAACAAAGGTGCTGTCGTGTTGGTGTCATGGACATCAGACGGCACAGCTCGCAACATCACTGTCAAGATCGGTGACGATACAGTGGCCACACTTGCCGGAACCGCCTCGACAAAGGTCAACAAGCAGCTTGTTTGGGACGGAGAGTCATTCCTTGCAATCTAATAACAAATCAAAATTCAAACACAATGAAAAGAACAAAATTCATTCTCAGCTTTATGGCCGCACTGTTGTTTGCGGCTGTCGTAGGAACAACCTTCGGAGCACCAGCCGGTGCCGGCGCGTTGGCCTTATCAATGATTCCACGTCCTCAGGTTGGCGTGCTTAAAGTCGGTGTGACACCTGAGATCTGGACAAACTACATCGTGGAGAACATTTTCAAGAATAATGAATTTATTCTCCATTCAATCGATGAGAGTCAGTATGTCCTTCAGGGTGACGTTGTGCACGTCCCTCAGGCAGGCGCACCAAGTGGTGTCAAACGTAACAGAACATCTCTGCCGGCTACAGTAACAAGACGCAGCGATATTGACGTTACCTACGCGCTCGACGAATTCACCACAGACCCACGCTTTATTCCTGAAGCCGATAAGATGGAGCTCAGCTATGATAAAGTTGCATCTTGCATGTCGGAGGATATGTCATACCTCCAGCAGGTTATCGGTGACACCATGCTTTGGAATTGGAGACCTAAATATTACATCAAGGCTTCTAAGACAAAATCAGCCGATTATCTCGTACACGGTACCGGAGTCAGAACCGGACTTTGCGTTGATGATTTCTCAAAGGCGAAGACCGTTTTCGACCGCTGGCGCGTTCCGCACGACGGCAGATGTGTTATCTTGAGCACTGATATGTACAAACAGATTTGCGACGATGTCCGCAACTCGACAAACGAGAACCTCTCAGCAATCTACGACCATGCCAATGGCCGCTTGGTGAAACTTGAAGGCTTCACTATCTACGAGCGTGCAACAGTCCTTCTCGCATCCAACTCAACCCTTTCATCAGTTGCTGGAACCCAATACTTCCAGTTCACCTCAACAGACTTGAACTATACTCCTGAGGAGTATGAGGATATCCTTGGCGGTGACAAAACAGCTGACACTACAGCTTGCGAAATCGGATTGTTCTGGCATCCTAACTTCGTGCGCCGTGCTCTCGGTGCAACCAAGATGTTTAATAAAGACGGCGATCCTACATACTATGGTGACATCTACTCATTCTTGCAGAAGGGTGGCGGTCGTATGAGCCGTGGCGACGGTCGTGGTGTTCTTGGTGTCATCCAAGTTTACAGTGCATCTTAATTGAGATAAAATGAAAACGAGCGACAAAGGCATCGAACTGATTAAGGGCTTTGAGACCTTGCATCTGAAGGCGTATATGTGCCCAGCCGGTAAATACACTATCGGCTGGGGTCACACCCTCGGCGTAACACCGACACAGCGCATCAGCCTTGAAGTGGCTGAAGGTCTTCTTCGTGAGGACTTGAGGGTTGCCGAGGCGTGCGTGTCGAAGATCGCCGGTCTTACCCAAAACCAGTTTGATGCTCTTGTCTCATTCGTGTTCAATGTCGGTGTTCAAGCTTTCAGCAGTTCGAGACTCCGTCGTCTTGTGGTTGCCAACCGTAACGACGAGGACATCAGGCAGGAATTCTCTCGCTGGAAGTTTGCGACTGTCGGCGGTGAAAAAGTCGTTATGCCAGGTTTGGAAAGACGGCGCAAGGAAGAAGCTAACATGTATTTTAAAAACATCTGATATGAACTGGAACAGCATTATAGCAGATATCATCGCTCTCCTCGCGTTGTGCGGTTGGTTCACCAACGGACGCAAGCATAAAAAGGAAACGGAATCAATCGAAGCCGACACGAGAAAGAAGG